CAGCGTATTTCCAGATTTCCCAGCAGACGCTTTTGCGGTCAAAGCCTGCCGTGGTGAGCGCCACCGTCAGCGGCTGACGCCGAGCACCTTGGCTGCTGAGCATGACTTCCCACATCTCGCGGTTAGAAACGTGGAGCTCGTCAAAGATGACGCCGTGAGCGGAGAGCCCATGTTGAATACCGGCCTCCGCACTCAACGCCTTGTACGTTCCGTGCGTCGCCTCTCGCACGATCGCGTTGCGGTACACCTTGAGATGCTGCCTCAGCACTGGCGACTGCTCGACGTAGACGCGGGCCATGTCAAAAACGAGCCGGGCCTGATCGCGTGAGGCTGCGCAGGAATAGACTTCACAGCCGGGCTCGTTCTCCATCAGCAGCTTGAGTGCGATTCCCGCGCATAAACTGCTCTTTCCATTTTTGCGCGGAATCGCCAGCAGGCTGGTGCGGACTTTGCGCACGTCGCCCTCTGTGGCAAAGAGCTTTCGCACGTAGTCCTGCTGCCACGGCTCAAGCGTGAACGGCTTGCCGCCGAGCTCGCCCTTGGCGTGCGTCAGGTGCTTGTGGAAGAAACGCACCGCCAGGCACGACGAGCACTTTTCGCACGGGTGCTCAAGCGAACATGCGGGCGTCTTCGTCGTCTTCTTGCGGGCCATTCTCTACCGCCGAGACTCGGGCCAGGGCAGACGCCGTTAGGCCAAACTCAGACGCGAACTTGAGCATCGACGTGCGAGCGTCACGCTTCCGAGTCCACGCCGGGTGATTGCTTACCCTACCCCGATCGTCCATGAACGTGGCACCGTTGGCCTTGAGCTCACGGTCTGCCTCAATCATGTCCGCGAGCGAATCGCAGTAAGCGGCCAGCGTCTGCTGGTGCCTGGGGCTCATGACCTTGGACGCTTCGAGCATGGGCACGATCCGCTCCCACTCCTCGCGGGCGAGATCCGAAAGCCAGTGCGGAGCAGGCGGGATGCCAGGAACCGCGTCGATGCCGGACTTGTGCGGGCCTCTAACTCGAGCCCCGCGAAGCTTAAGTAACGGTTTAGGCGTCGGCTTGCGGCCCCTACCCATGCCAAACTCCCAATTTCAGCCCCGCGTGCGTTTGAGGAAACCGTGGGGTTTGTATCCACGCACGCCCTAGAGATCCGACCTACCCTACCCCTGCCCTCGTTTCCCGCAGCGTCTTGCGTGCGTGGCACGCAGAGCACCTGGCTTGCCCGTTAGCCACAGCGTACCTATCGCCACCTTGGCTGATGGGCACGACGTGATCAGCGTGCATCTCTCGCCCGTAGGCTACGCGGCCACAATCCACGCATTGCCAGTGGCATCTGTTCAGTACAGCCTGACGCCACTTCTTGTGGGCCTTGTCGCAATAGCCACGGGCTGCCGCGTTGGGTCTGGCGCTGTCGTCTCGCTGAAGGCGGGACGATCGCAGACGCAGCGGCCTATGGCTGGGAATCTTGGTAGGCACGTCTAGCTCTTCAGCATCACCACGCCAGCGGTGCCCGTGCTGTTGGTGGTGGCCGAGACGATCTTCAGGTACTCGGTTCCAAACACTTCGTCGGGCAGAGCATACGCCCGCCCGTCCGTACTCGAGGCCGACAGGGTGAGGTCAGCCACGCTGCCATCGGACTTGTAGAGTCGGCGGAAGGTTCCGGCCGTGCTGGTGCCTACCCACATCTGGAGCGTGCTGGCGTTCGTGCTCATCGTGCCCAGCGACACTACAGCACCAGCTACATCACGCATGTCCAGCGTGGTAGCCGATGCTGTGGCCGTGTGCAGCGTAATGTCGATGTCTCGGTTCTTGCGGCTCAGAATGTTGTCGGCCATGGGTAGCTCCTGGGTGTGGTTATGGTACGGGAATCTGCGGCAACTCTTGCAGTTCACTAGCTCACAGGGCTAGGAGACTCTGGCACCAGTTGCGGCACGGCGTCGGTGGCGAACTCAAGGTCGGCCAGCGGGATCACCTCCACGCTGGCGAAGTTCGTTGCGTCCAGCCGTGCGAATCCGGCTGCATAGATGCCGCCTTCCGCGAGGCACTGCGGCAGGATGTCGGCAACGTGGCACCACCGGCCATCGGCTAGGGCGGCAGGGTACACGGTGCAGCGAGGGTCGCCGTACCATGCGTGGAAGTTCAGCATCTTCTGAGCCAGCGGCGTGTCGAACACAATCGCCAGCGTCTGGAGCGTGGCCGTGTCTGGCAGCGGCTGCAATAGGAACTCTAAGAGGGTCATACTCGCCCCATTGCGGATTGGAAGGCTTGCATGGCGGTGTTGTAGGCGGCCACCTGAGCGGCTGTCATGCCAGCACCGATGCTGTATGCGGCCATTCGACCGTTGTAGTATTCAACCGGCCCGTTGCGCGCGAAGACGAAGAAGGGACTCGCGCCAGTAGTTTCGGCAGTGTTAACTTCGCTTGTGCCGATAGACACAGCATCGTCGTACAGGGTCAGGAGCGTCGTACTTGTACGGCTTGCCAGAATCAATCCGCCGTTTGTGTTGGTACGGTTATTCGCAAACGCGCTGTTTGCCTTGCCAAGTTCAGTCTGTATTCCGTAGTTGGGTGCAGTGGAGCCAAACAACTGAAGGAACAGGCGATAGCGATCCGTCACGCCGTTAAACAGCACGCCGAGTAGAGTTCTTGCCGACGCAATATCCTGCGTGCCAGTGATGAACGACGATAGGTGGCAGTTGGCAGCACCGGGAAGTTGATCGACGTTGAAGCCAGTGTTCAGATACTTCGTTGATCCATTCCCCGTGAGCCCGCCACTGGCCCCCGTCTCCGCGTAGTCGGTGCCGACGCCGACGAAGGCGTTGTTGGTGTCGGTAGTGTTTCCATATTGCGTGCCGCCCAGCGACGGCCCTCTGAACAGGGGGACGAACGCACCTTGGAAACTTCCGCAGAAAAGATTGAGCCGGTAGAAGCGGTCGCGGATGCCAGCAGATGCGATAGCCGCGCAAAACTTTGACACCGCCGACAGGGTTGATCCTGACACGGTGCCGCCGTTCGATACCACGCGAGCCGCCCATGCCGCAGCTTCCGGGTGAACCGTGGCTCGCGGCCGCAGTAGTCTCGGGCTCATCGCCATGGCTTAGTTCTCCTGCTGTTCCGTTGCTCGAGGCTGTAGCGCATACAGCAACCGCGTCTGCTCGCTCACTGCCTTGCTGATCTCGCGTTGCGTTTCGCTCAAACTTTTCACGAAAGCACGGTGCTCTTCAACGAGGGGCAGCAACACGTCAGCCCGCAGCACCCAGCCGCAAGCGATGGCGACCAAAGTGGGAAAACCCCACCGCTCCATAATGCTGTACAGCGTTTCCTTTGCTTGGTCGGTCACTGCATGGCCTCCAGCATCTCGCCACGATTATCCAGCCACCGCTGCACGATTATCTTGACGATCTCGCTGATGATGGCCGCCAAGATGATGCTGGCCAGAAACCCCATGCCATACTCACGCTCTTGGCGTTCAAGACGGCGGGCGAAGTGCTTGGCCACAATTTGCGTCTGCCCGGCATCGCACTGGTAAAGCACCGGAATGGGCCACTCCCTCAAGGCTCGCTCGACAATGCGGCCAACACGCTCGCGGCCTAGCAGATGCTTACGCATCGGCAGCGAGTCCCACACGTCGGCAGTGAGTTCGTCGCGTGTCATTTCTTGCCCGTTCCTTTGCAAGTAGGGCACTCAAGAACTATGCGGCCGTCGCCAATCTTTCCAGTGCCATTGCAGTTGTCGCATTCCTTGCTGCTCGGCGTCGGTGTTGGGTGGATTTGCTCCCGCATCTGAACCACCGCACGCGCCGTCTCGCAGGCCATGTCAGCGGACACGCCGTGATCCTGCGGCAGCGTGGCAACGCAGCCAATGAGCACGACAACAAACGGCAAAACCCAACGCATCACAGCACTCCGTCTAGCCAGTTCTCGGGCATCAGAGACGGGCGGAACCCGTTGAATCCAGCGACGGCATATGAGTCACCGCCAGCACACATAGAGTCGATTACGGATGCGTCAACCCAGCCGCTTGTGCGCTGGAAGGACGGGTGCAGCCGCTGGTCTACCTCGCCGCTGTAGCAGTCGCCCCAGCTATTCGGCACTAAGAGGGCAGGACGATCCCACCTCAAATCGCAGGCCATCATGCAGTGGGCCCATTGGCCCATAGGCGAGAGCCAGCCACCGCCGTGCTTGGCGTCCTTTTTGAACGTCATGGAGAAGCCACGCATCGAGCACAAGAACACCGGGTAGCCGTTGGAGATGGCCTTGGCGCAGTCTTCAAAGCTCCGCACGAGCGTGACTTCCGCCACCTTGTGCTGAGCGGCGTACGGCTCAAGGCTGTTTGGCAGCCCGTCACGGCCCAGCGTTCGCTCTTCAGTGCCGCTGAGTTGCTTATCCCATCGCTTGCCGCCGTAGTCCTGGCCGTAGTGCAGCGTCCCAAAGTCCCGGATGGCCTTGGCCGCATGAAAGCCCGTGCTGCCATCGCCGCCGCCGTTGCGGGTCTGGCCTCGTGCCTCAACTCGAGACAGGCCATACACCACGCCTTCAATGCACCGGCCGCCCCAGACTTCGGCCTCCTTCCGCAGCCAGATGTCACAGGCTGCGAGCACGTCTACAGTCATGGCCGTTCCCCAGCCAACGCACGAGCCGATTGGCTGAGATCCCCGTTTCCACTTTGGCATGCTCTTCGTGAGCAGTTGCGACAGGCTCACGTCATGCTTGGCCGTCTGGAGCTCAGGGCCAGCCTCAGCCAGTGTCGGGCGCGGCAGAGATGCCACGAACGCCTCTGATCCTGCGGGGTCTGGCGTGTAGCCAAAGAGCGGCACGAAGGCCATGACTAGCCTCCGTTCATGCCGGCCCAGGCGATTGCCTTGGCGAAGTCGCAATAACGCTGCCGCACTGCCGCATCAACCGGCACAACGTCACGGCCAGTGGCTGTGTTGTACGCCTCTTCCACGGCGTCACGCAGCCCGGGGATCTCGCCTGGCTGATGTTGCCCGATGCGACGCCACGCGATGTCGAGAGCCAAGCTCGTGAACATCCGCAGCGAGCGGGTGTCCGAAAACACCACTTCGGTGGTCACGGCGTCGCCGGCCACGACGGTGGCGGCTTTGTTCCAAGTCTGAGCCCACAGCATCCGGTCGCCCATTGGAAGCGACTTCATCGCGTCGGCCACGGGCCGCACTAACTGCTGCATCTCCACGCTCGGCGTCTCCACGTCCACAGTGACGGTCGGAGCCGTCGGAAGCTTGGGCATCGGGATCTGCCCCCATGCCGCCGCAAGAATCAGCAACGCCGCTGCGATTCGGCCGAGGCTGGAGCGTTCGGCGTAGCAGGCTTCGGCGGCCTTAGAGAGCCAGCCGAGGATGGTTTCCCGATACGGGGCGGCCAGCAGAGCAACCGCCGCCACCACGGCTGCAAGGCGAATGATTGAATCATCACTCAACGGACGGCCTCCACTTGGAGCAGGCACCACCGGACTAGCTTCTCGCCTTCCTTGGTCTTCAACAGGTCGCCCAGCAGACGCACCAGCTGGTCATCGGCCTGGGCGTTGGTCTTGGACGCAAGCCACTCCGAAGCCTCGCTGACGATGATGCTTCGCTTGTACGGGTCTGCCTCGTTGATGAACCGCTGGCCGTAGCCGATGAGCGGCGACCAAGCGTTCAGCAGGGCGAGTTGCTGCCATATCGTGAGTTTCGATCCGTACTGCTCGAGCTCGGCGGGCGTGGCTTCATACGCTGGCATGGCTAGTCCTCCGCCTCTGATTCTGCCTGGCCGTCCTCGTCTCCTTGCAGTGGCGGCGTCACGTTCACAATCTCATTCATCCAGTCGTAGGCAGCGTCGTAGGCGTCTTTGGCCTCCTCGTGGGCTTCCTTTCGCTCCAGCCGGAAGGGCTGCTTGAAAACCTCTTCGTCTAGCAGCTTCCCGTTTCCATCGGTCATGTAGATGTAGGCGTACAGCTGCCCGTATTCGATGACGATGCGCCGCAGCACGTCTTCCTTGCCTCTCGGGGCGTTCATGGTCGTTCCTCCCACACGTCACAGTCGCCGTTGTATTCCACGTCGATTTGCGAACGAGTCGCGCTGTCAAGCGGTATCCGCTTCATGGAAAACGCTTGCGACTTCACAACCCGCCGCTCCTCTTCCACGTCTTTGCTCCACGTCGCCTGGATGCGGATGCACGCCTGCTGAATCTCTGTCGTTGTGGGATCTCGCTGCCTGAGCGGCTTCGCCCTGAGCTTCCTGTCGTGGCGTCTCGGCAACTCCCACACCACGGCCAGGCGTATCACTTGATCACGGGAAATCGTCCAACGCTCACACAGTGCCCGCATGGGCATGTGGGTCATCCAGTCTGCGTGGAACGCGGCCACGCTTATGGTTGAGGTGATTCCGCGCATGGCTCAGGCATCCAGCTCATCAGCATTCGCTGCGACGGGTTTAGGTACAGGTGCTGGCCCGTGGCTCTCGCAATGCTCTGGTGGAACGGAACGTGCTCGCAGTCTCTCACGCCGTCATACGTTCCCTTGAGATAGGCGTCGGTGCGGTAAATCGCCATGCCACCAAATGCTGACGAGACGAGCACGGGCGGCGAGCCAACAGGCGGCAGCCATGTGTAGCCAAAGCCACCGTAGCCGCTCTGGTACGTGTCGAAGTAGCAGTCGGCCTGGCCTACGCCACGCAAGGCCCACAGGTCGTAATGGTGCCACTGCGGCCCGTGGCCGAAGTCGTACTGAAACAAACTGAAGCTCGCCATGCCGTAGGCACCGGGTAACTCAACGAGCCAGCCAACGCCGTTCAGCACGCCTTGGTGGTTCCATCCGCCCCAAGCATCCCAGTCAATGACGCACACGTAGTCGGCGTCAGGCGAGCACGCACGCACCCACCGCTGGCAAGAGTCGCGGTACTCGGCCAGGGCGATCGTGCGGCGGCCGGCGAACTCTGCGCCGTAGTGTTCGCGGCCCAATATCTGGTAATGAAAAGTGGCCTGCGGCTTCTCGCGGCAGTAGTCGTGCAGCACGTCCAGCGTGGCGTCTTCGCAGTCGTTGGACTCGATGTGCAGCGACCACGAGCCGCACAGATCCTGTAGTTGCTCGAGCAGGCCAAGGTTTTGGGCGAGTCGCACCGCACAGTTTCGGGCAAGCCCAACGAAAGCCACCTTTGAGTTCCGCAGCCGGGCCGCACCTTCCTTGAAACGCTCGGCATATGGCTCACAGAACGGGTCGTGCGGCTGCCACAGGCGGGCTGGAATGTTCATGCAATCTCCACATAGCAACGCTTGCGGGCCATGCCCTTAATCGTCTCGCGGTCCAATCCCGCGTATTCCATCCACGCCACAGCGTGCATTCCCATCGTGCGGTAATCGTCCTCGGTCCAATCGGGATTTCGTCCGTAACTTCGCTCTCGCACGGTGAGCCCAGCGCCCTTGCATTGCACGTATGTGGCCCCGAACAGGCACGCGACGGTGCCATATCCGACGCTGTCCATGAGCGGGCCAAGCGACTCCCAACTCATTCGCCACAGCCACTGCACCATATCTCTGCGTAGTGACGAGCCAATGCCGCTCTCAATCAGATTGGCAGACCCACGCACTCGAGCACGCACCTCGTCGGCGGACCTGTACCCATAGAACTCGCTCATGTGCCAGTGGATGAATCGGCCTTGCTCGTCAAAGGCGTCTGCGTCCGTGAACACCACAGGTGAATGAGCATTCCGGCGGACGGCCTCAACAGCAGACGGGTAAAGCCAATCATCAGCGGCCAAGCCGATGACGTGATTGCTGGCGAGCGATAGCCACACGTCACGCTGGGCTGCGTTGTGATCCTGCGACTTCTCAGGATGCCGAACGTACTGCACATGCGGATGGCTCTTCTGCCATTGCTGCACGACGCTGTAAGTGGCGTCAGTGCTGGCATCGTCCACCACGACAATCTCATCGGCACCGCCAACGCACGCCGAGCCAAGAGCCCGACCAAGTGTGTTGGCCATGTTCCACGTAGGGATGACTACGGCCACAGTGCTCACGACACTCGCACGGTAGTCCGTGCCTCCTGGCCGTATGACTTTTCCACCACCAATCGGCCAACCAGAGAGTCATCGCCCATCACGTCCTGCAGTGCGTCGAGCACCGCCTTGGCGATGTTGTCCACGTCGGGCCTGGGCAACTTCGGTGCGTCAGGTTTCACGCCGGCCTTTCGCATGTGGGACTTCGGACGCTCAAACACCGCATCTATCACCACGTTCAGCGGCTCGCCGGCTGTCGTGAGCCCAGCACCTCGAGCAGCTGCTGCGATGGCCTCGCGGTACGCATGCACCGGGTGCTTCCCTGGCACGTACGCACGGGCGAACCCGCCCGCAGTCGAGACTCTCGGCCTCGGCTGTGGGACGGGCTGCCCTGCGACAGTGAACGACACGGCGTGCATCAGCGGTAGCGAATCACCGCGAACCAGCGACGGGCCACGGGCGAGTACGCCACGCCCTCCTCAACGATGACGCGCTTCCCAAAGAAGCAGCAGTTGCGCCGGGCCTGCTCAGGCGTTGAGCCGGTGCCAATGCCCTCGTACTGGCCGCAGCTGCTGTGAACCAGCGAGCCACGGCGAGCGATCACGACGGCGTGGTCCTGGGCACTGATGACAGAGCCACGACGAGCCACAACGGTGGTATCGGCGTTGGAAACGGAAGCGAACGCCAGGGCGGCGAGAAGCAAAACGAAACGCATAGCAGTCCTCCTGTGACTTGGAAACAAATCCACAGCCAGCAGGATGCCAAGCGTGTCAAGCCAAACGAGATATGCGGCAGATAATCCGCGTTAGCGCGGCAAGCGTGCGACTAGCGGCTGCACGGCGCTGACGGCTTGGGGATATACGGCCAGCGGTGGCGGATATACGGGTCCGCATACTTACTGGTTCTCACTGCACCGTTTCGCAGCCTTCTACTGACCCTTTTCGCAAATGTTGCCGGTGCGGACTGTGCCTTCAGGTTCTTCAGCGGGTTCCCCACCAAAGCGTCCAGTCGGCTCTTTCAACACGTCCTCCGCTCTCGCCGCCGGCGCGGCGTCATGATTTGTGTCACAAAAACTCATGCGGTTTTCTTTCGCTGTGAGAACCAAGCGATGCAGCGGACGAGCCGCTGATCGCAAGCGTTCTCTCGTCACCCGTGAAACGCGGCACGGCCATCGCCAATCTTTCGCATCCCAGGTCGCAGCGCCGGCGGCTTGTAGCCGACGTATTCCAGTTGCCAGTGCTTCAGGATTGGCCCGGCGTAGCACTTCATCTCGTAGGTGTGTTCGCCAAACAGCGTTCCGGTTTCGCCGTCCTCGTCAATGAACTGGATCGCGTCCTTCGCGTCTGGGATGACAACCGCTCTGGCTGTCGTCCACGGATATTCCTCTCCGTCCTTCGGGCCGCCGACAAACTTCACGGTTTCCACGTTCGCTTTCTCCGTCACTGTATTTCGCGATTATTGCCCGTCACGCAATCTGCCCGAAATAGGCTACCCGCGAGAGAACCAGCGGATGAAGCGGACGGCAAGCCGCCGCTTATCCTGCGTGTTCTGCGTCTTTCCCGCTCGGGACATTTCCGGTCACTTCGCCACAGTTTCGGTGCGATCTTTCCCGCCCGGGAAAGCCGTTGGTTCCGACTGATTTTCCGCGATATCAGCATTTTCCGACGCCGGAAATGCGCTTTCGGCGGAAAATCGGTCGTTTCCTTGAATCGCCTCAATCGCGTAGCGGACGCCCGCGTTCCACACCATGAACGGGTTCACATCCGTTTCGCGTGCAGCGATCTTTGCGTCACGCCATTTCAGGTAGGCGGCGAGGCTGCCCTCCGACGCAGAACCAGCGGATGCAGGAGACATCGCCTTGTCGTCCTGCGGTGTAGTTTCGTCGCTCATGCGATGCTCCTGATCCTGCGTGTTATCGGTCACAGTCCGGCCATCACGGCCGCCTCAACATCGTGCCACGCGGGATCGCGAACCGGCCCCCACTCGTGCCACTCCTGCCACAGCATCTTGTAGTACGGCAGCCGCTCAGACGGCGACAGCCTTTCCCAGCAGTGCTCGCACAGCGGAAACATTCCGCCGTTTTTGTTCCACTTGGTGCAATGTCCTTGGGTGAACGCCCAAGGCATCTTGCACCTCTTGCACGCTGAGTAACCCGGAGCAATGCACCGCAAAACAGCGGCCAGAGGAAGCCTTCCAACGAGGTCGGCTTCTCGCGTGGCGATGCCGCCGCGATAACCAGCGGATGCAGGAGACGGCTCGGCACCGCCCTGCGTGTTGTCAGTGTTCATAGTTCGCCGCTCCTGATCCTTGTCGTTGTGTCACGCCACACCCCTCGGCTGGCAGATCCCGTGACGCCATTTGCTAACCTTGCTTTGCGTGTTGCATGGCTCCTCTCGCCGTCTGCTGTCGTAGTGCTTTTCCCTCACCACCCTGGCCCGCTCCTCAACCCACGGCGACAACGCCAGTCCGTCTAGCGATGCGGCATCGTCCTCTGGAGTCGGCGCTTCGGGCTCGTCAGCCGGGTGCAGCGTCCTGCGTGGCAGCTTGTACCGCTGTGCCCACTTCGTAACGGTGGAATAAGCCACGCCAAACCGCTTGGCAATCTCTGACGATGGCACGCCTTCCGACCACAGCTGGTGCAGCAGCACGAGATCAGCCCGAGAGTGGTTGCGTGACGCTTCGCTGGCCTTCATGCGTCCTCCGCAAGCGGCATGATCACGCCGGTGTACGGGCCACAGCGGAGAAGCACGCGGCTCTGGCCGTCTTTGACGTACACATCGACGTGCGGCTCTTCGTCCTGCGGCAGGTTTGCCAAGAACTGGGCCAGATACTTCGGGTCAAGCTTGGTGCTTTCCGTTGAGCCCGCCGCGATCGTCGGGCATATCACCTTGCTTTCGCCGTACTCGCTCGAGCGGCCCACGAGCACGAGCGTGTTTGCCGTCCACGTCAGCGAGATGCCCTTGCTCTGCTCGCTCGTGACGATGGCCGCAGACTGCACCGCCTGGAGCAGTTCAACCACGTCGATCACCGTAGGCTCACCTTCCGCCTCGCCAACCACGTCACGCCATCGTGGATAGCGACCATCCACGAGCCGGCCCGTAATCGTGCAGCCGTCCAGCGAGAAGCGGACTTCTTTGCCGTTGGACTCAACCTGCACGCTGCCATCACCCGTTGCCATGCTTGCCACCGTCGCCAGCAACCTGGACGGCACGATGGTCTGCGAGGCGTCCACGGCATCGTCACTCTCTGTCTCCACGCACGCCAGGCGTCGCCCGTCAGTGCCAACCCAGTGCTGCCGCGAACCGTCTGCGGTTGACTCCACGTCCAGCATGACGCCGCCCAGTGCGTAGCGGCTGGACTCGGTGTCCGTGGCGTACGTCGTGGCCTTAGCAGCCCGGCAGAACTGGTCAGCCGGCAGGCGGCAGATTGCCTTCAGATCGCCAGCGTCCCACGTCGGGAACTCTGCAGCGTCCTCTGTTGGCAGAGTCCACGAGCCAGCGCCGCACTTCACAGTGACGCTGGACTCCTTCGGAATCAGAAACACCTCGTCGCCGGTCGCTGTCCGCAGGATGGCGCTCAACCGATGAGCCGGCAGCAGCATGGCGTCGCCGCGGTAGTCAATCTCGCGGTCGATTCGCACCTCGAGATCCGTGCCCGTCAGCAGCCCGTCACCTAGTCGGACGTTGGCCAGGATGGGCTTCGCGTGCCGTGCTGGCACAGCCCTGAGCACGTCGGCAAGTGCCGCCCTCAGCGTTGACGTTGCCAGCGTGATTCCACTCGTCTTCCGTTCCCGTGTTGCCGTAGCCATTCCTTTGGCCCTTTCGTGAGAGAGTCGCACCAACCAAGATCCCGAGAGCGAAAGTGCCCGCGAGAAGTGTTTCGCCTATTGCCAACCACACGAAGTCTGAGAGCGTCATAGGTCTTCCCCCGTGTCCTCAAGCAGCGGCCACGTCTTGGGCTGTTCGCGTGCTTCGATGTGCTCGAAGTAGCACGCCTGCCGCACAAGCCGCTTACGCAGTTCGTCGTTCTCGGCCTTGAGCGTCTTTATGGACGCAATGGCGATCCCGATCGTGCGAGCGTTGGCAACAAGTGAGTCGTGCATGCTCCAGTTGTCAGCGTCTTCACTGGCGTGGATGCAGCCACCCTGCAGACGCAGCAGACGCTTGATGAGTTTTTCTGTGGTCATGCTCGCACCCTGATTCCTCGTGACTTGCCCGGTTCGCGGACTATCCAACCCTTACGCTCCAGCTGCTCAAGCATTCCGGTGACAGCGTGCGGCGACTTGTAGGCGAGCCCGGCCGCGATCTCGCGGACGCTTGGCCCCCACATGCCGGCGGTAGACGCAATGAACTCGTACGCCCGCTGCTGCGAAGGCGTGAGCGGCAGAC